TTGTAGATAATTCTTCTACTTCTTCAAATTCTATAGTAGGGTAAGGCATAATTATTAATTGACCTATTCTTTCTTTAACATTGTAAGGTTCACAACTAGACATTAGTATGTTGTTAAATTTAAATGTGATTTCTCCTCTGTATCCAGAATCAATTATTCCAACGCTGTTTCTCAAAGTTAAATCTGTTTTACTAATAGAACTTCTAGGAAATAGTAAACCTACATAACCTTCAGGTATTTCAAGAGCTAGCCCTGTGCCATAGCATACATTTTCAAAGTCATCATAAAACTTACTTGTTGCTACTAAATCTAACCCAGCATCCCCAGGCTTAGAATATTTTGGCAAAACACTGTCTTTGTGTAATCTTTTTATTTTCACTATCATAATTCTGTTATTTTAAATATTATTTGTGTTATTGCATAGCCTATAATCATTTCTAAAGGTACTATAGTATATAAAATCATAAATCTCCAATCTAATGTACATAAACAAATAATTAAAGGATTAAATAGAATACATATCCATAGAGTTATTAATATAGCTAAAGTGCCTTTTATTTTAAAATCTTTATTGTTTAGATCCATATTTTTTGTTTTTTATTAATAATTCTTTAAATGACCCTATCAATACAACTTCAAATATCTTCTTTTTAGAAGAAACATCAGGATAGATTTCTATTTCCATTAAAGCAAATCTACCATCATAGTATAATTTACCTTTAAATTCATTTATATCTATCCTTTTTTCCATCCAACCAGAAGTAGGGTCATCTTTAACTTCTATATTTTTTCTTTTAAAACCTAGAGAAAGTAGTTTCTTATAATTTTCTTCTATTGTTATTTTCATAAACCATAGCCTTTTTTATTAGAAAGTTCTCTTTTTAGTTTAGTGAGATAAAGGATACTATCCATTTGTTCTTTAATTTTCTTTGTATTTCCATTTAAAACCATAAGCTTTATTTCTTTTATTATTACAACACATATATATGTTTCTTAATTGTTTTACTATTTCTAATTCTTCTTTTATTTTATTTGTATTTGCCCATTCTTTTATAAAGTTACCATTTAAATCCATTTGAATAATTGTTTTAGTAGTATTAAATTTTTTTAAAATATCTTGTTTAGAAAGTTCTTTATGGGAAAAAACATAATTTTTGTGTGTATTTCTTTTATTTAAACAACAAGCACTTACTTTAGATAATAAAAAACCCATATCTTCTAATTCTGAGTTTTTAAATATCCCCAATAATTTATAATTATCATTATATAAATAAACATCAATTTTAAATTTATCTTCAACTTTATGAATTTTTTGAGGTTCAATGTTATTATATTTTTTAAATTTAAATATAAAACCATAACATGTTTTAATTTGTCCTAAAGCACATTTATATAGATTAGAGTCATAATAATTGTTTTTTATACAAAACTGATTAATATTTTTAATTTCCTCAATAAAATCACCATTTAAACTATATTTAAATAATATATTTACCTTACCTGTATAAATTTGTCCTTTTTTACTATTTGAAATTTTCTTTCTTGTTTTTATAGAACAAATATAATTGTTTTTAGTATTTCCTCCATCATCCATATTGACAAGAATACCTTTATTCAAATCCTTTCTTCCATAAAGTGTGATAAATTCTATCTCTTTTTGTTTAATAAATTCATAACTATCAGATTCTAGTAATATTTCAACTTTATAACCACATTTATTTACAATATGTTTCCAATAATTATTTCTATTATCTTTTGAATTTGCTCTAGTATAATAATTATTATCAATTTCTTTGTCTTTTTTAGTACCTATTCCTATATAAAAAGGAGTGTTGTTGTCTAATCTAATATGTCTATATAGATAACATTTACCTAAATCTTTTATCATATTATTGATATTCTTTTAAATATAAATCAATTAAAAATTTAGTTTTTTCTAAATCTTCTTTAAATTGTCCTTTTTTTCTACATCTTATTACTCTTTTGATAATATCAAATTCCCAAGCATTAATGTCATTTCTGTTACAAAATTCATATAAACTACCTTTTTCATTATTATAATGAGCGGGAGCATTTAAATCTTGTTTTACAGGATTAGGGTAACTTTCAGCAGTATGTGTTACAAAATAAGGGTAATCAACTTTATTTAAATAAGGGTTTTCTTCTTTTTTAGGTATATTTAACCAAGGAATATGTCCTATTTCATCTATAATTTTTGTAGTATTAGTAACACTATTACTATCTGAAGCTAGAATAGTACCTTGATTATACATCTTTACTATTTCTTCTTTACTAAGTAGTTTAGTTTTTCCGTTTATGGAGATTAGTAGTTCTCCGTTGTTGTTTACTTGCATTTTATTTAATTTAATTAATTATTTCTTCTTCTATAATTTCTACTTTTTCTACAATTTCTTCTTTAAAAGGATTTTCTAACTTATAAAGTACTTGAGATTTAATTTCTTCTAAAAAATCTAAATTATCTTTCATAAAAGTTTCTAATTGAGCCATTCCTACACCTAATTTATTTTCTCCATAAAGATAAGTATTACCTTTCTTAGTAATAATTTCCATTTCTATAGCAGCATTAGTAATTTCATAATCAGGAACAATACCTGTACCAAATTCTACATAATACTCAAATTCTCTCCAAGCTATTCCAACTTTAGATTTAGTTATCTTTCCTTTTACTACAATACCATAAACTCCTTCAGTATCTTTATCTAAAGACTTAGAAATTTCTATTTTAAGAGCTTGAAGATATTTCATAGCTTCACCAGCAGGTTCTATATAAGGATTACCATATCCACCTGGATTCATTCTATATTGATTAAGATATACAAAAGCTGATTTAGAAACAGAAAGAGCAGAATTTATAGCTCTATATGCTTTTGACATAAGAGAAGCTATTCTACCAATTTGAACTCCTGCCATTCCTGTATTAATTTCTGCCATAGGAATTAATGCAGCTACAGAGTCAAAACCTACAATACCATATAAATTACTTTTTAACAATTTACAAGCAATTTCAATCCATTCTTCACCACTAATAATATCTCTATCTTTAATACCATTAGCTTTTAATAAAGCTTCTCTATCAATAAGATGAAGCATATCTAAATTTACACCTATTTTTTCAGCATATTCTAAATCTAATGTACCTTCTACATCACAAAAAGCTGCTAAATTTCCTTTCTTTTGATCTTCAGCTATAATATGTAATAAAAGTGTTGTCTTTGAAGCACTTTCTTTTCCTAAAATACAAGTACATTTTCCTCCTTTTGGAATACCTCCTCCACAAGCTAAATCTAATGTTATACTACCTGTTTTTACCCATTCTTTAACTGTTTCTAATTTTTTAGAAGAAGCAGTAATTACTGTACCCTTACCAAAAAGAAGAGTAAGTTGTTCTAATTGTCCATCTAATTCTGATGATTTTTCTTTTAATTTAGCCATAATTTATTTGTTTTTGTTAAAATATATATCTTATATCACAATAAGGTATTATTTTATTGTGTAATTGTTTAAAATCATTAATTAATTCTTCCTTTAAATCCCATCTATATCTAATATTCTCTCCACCATACTGAGATATTTTAGTTTCTTGTAGTTCTGGTCTCCAAAGTAAAGATTCTTCTTTTATTAAATTATTTTCTAAATTTTTATTGTGAAGATAATTATTATGTGTAAGAAAAATAACTTCACATTTTATCTTATCCTTATTTTTAACAGTTTGGTCAATTTCTATAAATAATTTTTCATAATCTTCTAACCAACCTTTATAATAAACTACAGGAGAAAAATTTAAATGAATATCCCAACCATTATCAATAAAAGTATCTATATTTCTTATTCTTTGAGTAATTAAACTTGTACCTTTTTCTATAATGTTAGAGATATTTTGTGGCATTAAACTAAATCTCATCCTTAATTTTTCATTACCAAAAGGTAATAACTGTTTATTTACAAATTTAGTAGCAAAAGTAGCTTTAATGTTTGGTGTTTCTGTAAAAAACTTTAAAATTTTAACCCAATCATAATCATTCCAATGATAATTTAAATCTGTATCACAACCAATATCATAAGTAAAATACTTTTCATCTGTTTGATTAGGTACTTTAGTTCCTAACTTTAAAGAGTGTTGTCTTATTACTTCTAATATTTCATTTATATTATTATTAACATAAAC